CGCGACGAGCCGTCGCCCTCCAAAGCCCGCTGGCGGGCGAAACGGAATCTTGGGGAGCATTGACACGAGCGGCGGCTTGATTCCAGTGCGGAGCCAGGTCGAGGCTTCGCGGACGCCAGCACGCGCGGCGGCCTCGATCGTCATCAGGTTGATGCCGCACCTGCACTGAAAATCCCAGGGCGGCGTGAAGAGGTTCCAAAACGGATCGTCTCGACGATAGACGTTGGTCCCGTCGATCCCGAGCCCCTCAAGCTCCAAATGCTCGTGGCGAACTCGGCCATCGTGAATCGCAAGGTATGCCTGATATGGAAACACCTCCGCCACGATCGGATCGTCGGCCAGCTCATCGTGCCCCTCGTGGTAGGCCGCTTGGATATTCGTCCGATAGACGTTTTCCAGGTGCCCTGGCCCAATGAAAGACGTCTCCAGCCGCTCGCCAAGATTGCGGCGGAACTGCTCAAGCGATGCCCCTTGATCGACGGTCTCAGCCAGCACGTCGCGGATCGTCGTCAGTGCATCCTCGCTAGCCTGTCCGGCAACCGTGAACCCGCGGGCCTTGGCGGCAGCATCGGCCTGACGGAATTGCTCCGGCGTCAAGATGCGGCGACGGGCCAGCGACTCGGCCGCCTTCTCGATCAGCGGGAACCGAACCACCGGCTCTTCATCGCCGAAACCGTATGGCAGGATGAGCGAGCCTGGTGGCCGCGGCGGGCCGCCGATCATGCGGGCGAATTGGGCCAGGATGTCGGCCGGCAGTTTTTTCGCCACGGTGTCGATGCCGACGATCCAGGCGGCCAAGTCGGCTTGGGCGATGTTCTCGACCAGGAGCGGCTCGAATTCAGTCAGAATTTGGCGGGCTTCGTAAAGCAAATGCGGATAGCTGACGTGTCGCCACTTGTCGCCCAGGCGCGCCGTGAGCTTGTCGCGGAGTTCTTGCGCGATGGTCTCGGCCGTAATGAGCGAGCGGCCGATGATGAGGTCGGTAGGGCGTTTTTTTGTGAAGGGCATTGTTTTCCGAAGTTTGCTGAAGTCGGCTGATGTTCTCCGAAGTTGTCGGAACTGGTCGGAAGTGGTCGGATCGTCTATTTCATAAGTCATGTCCAGCATACGACTTGCGCCAGCAGACAATCATGAGTTGTCGGAAGTGGTCGGATCGGTTGCCGCCCCTAACCGCGTCACGGCACCACGCGCAGCCGCGACCAAATCCAGCGCCTTAACCGCCCCTCGGCCGACTGCCTCTTCAATATCCAGCCCCATTCGTCGTCTCGGCGGAAACCCATTGCCGCTCTCGCCAAACTGTCCGTCGCTGTCGGCGTCGCGTCCGAATCCCCCAGGCATCGGTGGCGGCTGCTGTGGCTCGTTGGCCTTGGCTTGCTCCATCGCTTGCTCCGCCAGCGGCTTCGTCTCGACTTCATACCACTGCCGCCCCCAGTTCAACTCAACCAGCCAATCGAGCACCTGAGTTTTGACGTCGCGGATCATGGCCCCGAGCCACTTATCGAGCCCGCCATAGAACGCCATCATCGGAACCTTTTTGCCCTCCCAGGCCCCCGTGGCTTCGGCGGTGAGAATGTCGTCAGGGATTTCCATGCCGCGGAGCAGCTCGACGTCGATGTCTTTCGGGTATTGCAGGAGGTGCTGAATTCCCTCCATTGCCTTCGCCTCTTCAAGTTCCCACAGCCGATTGCCGTTGGCGTCGAAGATGGATGGTATCGTGACGACGGCCCCGGCCAGAATCTGCTCGACCATTTGGCGAGCGATGTCACGGTTCGGCACGGCCTCCATTGTGTTGTTCGGCCCGGTCGGCAGATTCGTCGTCCCGTCCGGGTAGTACATCTTCCGGCCACTAAAGGCGTTCTGTTGCATGCAGAGTCGCCGCGACTCCAAGGCTCCGCCCGGCCCCCACTTGTCCCACCACGGCGAGTAGGCCCCCTCGAAGATCGTCGTGCCGTAGTAGCGGCCGGACTGCGGATTGTGGCGGTGGAAAATCGAGTAGGGGAATTCCAGGTCAGCGATGCCTGTCTCCGCGTGTTTGATCCGCAGAAATCGCGTTCCGCAGACATCCCCTTCGCGGATCAAGGCGCGGGCATCTTTTGGGTGACGCGCCAAGAGGCGGTTGATTTCCACTGTCCCGTAATCGGTCATGTGATAGACGACTTCGCAGGCGGCCCAGCCCCACTCCTGCGCGATCAGCAAGGTATCCAGGTCTCGCCAGATTCGTTTGAGTTGCCGGTGAACGAACTCGGCCACGATTGGTGTCTGCGCCTTGATGCCGGGCGTCCATTCTTTCGCGCCCGTTTCCTTGTAGGCAAACTCGCAATTCATCAGCGGGGCGGCGCGCATGGCCAGCCCGAGCCGGATCGTCGGCTCCATCGGCATCTGCTCGATGGTCAGCCAGGTCATCGGTGGGAGGTCGCGCGGCCGTCTGTACCAGCGGGTGTCGATCGGCTGGTAGCCGGCGGTTAATGGCTTGCCGAGCAGTTCCGTCTTGCTTTTCGGCTTCCCGCTACGTTTTGATTTTGTTGGCATTGATCGCCTCGTCCGCGTATCGTTCGGCGGCCCTGGACATGGCGCGGTCGGCCAGATCCTTGCGACCGTAGGCGGCTAAGTACAGGTCGTGAACTCCGCGGTAATTGCTCGAATCGTAAAGCTGAAGGTGGATCGTCTCTTGGGCTTGCAGCCGGTTCAGGTTGGCGAGCCGGCCAATCTTCTCCGCTTCGGTCAGGGATTTGGCGGGGACTCCGAACCAGAACTCGACTGCGGCGTCTCGCTCGTTTTTTTTTGCAATGCGGCCAGCCCGCCAGCGCCGGCAATCCAGAGCTGGTAGGCAATCGACGGAGTACAGCCATCGACCCCGAGCCCGCATAGCCGACCGGCCAGTTCGGTCAGAAACTCAGCCGATGGCTTGTAGCGGCCATCGACTTCCGGCAGCCTGTGCTTGTCTTCCAATTCCTCGCAAACCAGCCGCAGGACCAATACGTCGATGGAGTGTTCGCGCTCGCTGCCGTCCTGACTTCGGACCTTGAATCGCAGCGTGCCGTCTTCCATCGGTTCGCTCACGGATTGACTCACAATCAGTTCTCCAAGTTAGGACGCGGGCGAACGATGCCTGGCGAGTTGCCGAGCACGTAGGAAATCGCCCAGGCCGCCCGATAGACAGGAACACCGAATACCAGCCCGACGCTTTTGCAAACGAAGCTGCCGCCCTGTTCGACTGCCGTCTGCCCGCCGAGCGAGACTAGGGCCGGGCGAGCGATTTCATAGCCGACCCGCTCCGCCTGGCCGTAGATTGTCGCCACGAATCGCCGGATGCCTCCGGCCTGGAACGTGTCGGCTGTCCCGCTGGCGGACCCGAACGAAGCCGGGCCGCTGCCCTGCATCGGGGCGGGCGGTAGCTGTGACGGCCCAGCCTGCAACGTGGATTGCCGGACAACTGGCGTCTCGCTCGAAACTCCGATGCCCATCGTGTAGCCCGTATAGCTTTGATTGGGCGGCGGGTACTCGTTGGCAAACGACGGGGCGGTAATCGAAAGCGGCGTGATCGACGGCGGCGAGTTGCCGTTGAATGGGATCGTCGGCGACGTCGTGCAAAGGTCGATAATGGCGTCGTTGCCTGGAAGCTGGACGAGCCCGGCGTAGCCGCGATTATCGAACGCGGCGGACATCGACGCCTGCCAGAGATTCCAACTGGATTGCGTGCCGCCGATCGGCCGCCAGAGCCCGCATTTTGAGAAGTCGAACAGGCTGGGATTGATCGACGGCGCCGGCGGCGGCTCCTCCGTGCCGGTGCTGTTCAAAGCCTGTCCGGCCGTGACGAGCAGCCGATACGACGCCGTGAATGAGTTGCCCATCCCGAACAGTTCTTCATCGGCGACAATCTCATCGAGAAACGCCACGCGGCCATTGTTGCGAGCCCAGAGCACTCGCTCGCGAACGACTTGCCCGAAAATGTTCCATGCCAAAGCTGGCGGAGCCCCTAGCGTCGTTTCGACGTAGAGCGAGATATTGTTGCGGAGCGTCATCGATTCCCGGTTGCGGCGCGACCAGACGACGCGATGGCTGCCCTCAATCGCCGTCGTCAGGACCGGGAAGACGTTTTTGCTGCGATGCTGGCGGTCAACAATAGTGAACTCGATGCGGCTCTTGTCCAGATTAATGTGCCATTCGCTCTCCCGCTCGAAACCGACGAGCTGGGCCGGGTTGATGTACTGGCGATACAAGTCTGCACAGTCGGCGATGGCATTCGTGCCGATCAGCCGCGTCATCGCGACGTCCAGGTGCCCGACGATCGTCCGCGTCGTCCAGCCCTTCTGAATCGAGAAGGACACCTCGTAGTTGATCGACATGACGCCGGTAACGCGGTGCGACCCGGTATTGCAAACCGGAACGCACGTCGCGACCTGCCATTCGCACTCGCAAGCTTGCGCGGAGCCAATCGGCTCCCAGTGCAAGATTTTCGGGGTCGGCCCGAACTTGACGTCGCGGAG